ACCGCGCACGGAAAACTGGTCGCGTCAACGACGCCGCGGCCGCAATCAAAGCCTTGCTATAGGAGCATAAACTATGACTATCATTGCAAACACCTTTACGTCTTTTGACGCCAAGGGTATCCGCGAAAGCCTTTCCTCAGTAATAGCCAATATTGCACCCGAGGAAACACCCTTCACATCCAACGTCGGTTCCGAAAATGTGTCCAACACATTCTTCGAGTGGCAAACTGACTCACTTTCTGATGTTGACGTTACGCCAGTAATTGACGGCGACGATGTTGCATCGTTTGACGCCACGTCCCCCACCGTCCGGATCGGCAACTACACTCAGATCCGCCGGCGCAGCATGATTATCGCAGATAACCTTGGTTTTCAAGACCTTGCCGGGCGAAACGATGAGATCGCATACCAAATTGCCAAACGCGGCAAGGAAATTAAGCGCGATAATGAGTCAATCTACACAGGCAACACAGCCCGTTCCGCCGGTTCAGCTTCTGCTGGTCGCGTAACTGCTGGCCTGGGTGCGTGGATTGCGACCAACGTCAACAAAGCTGGCGACGGCACCAATCCAACTGCGGTTGACGGTTCCGACGCCCGTAACGACGGCACGCAGCGTGACTTCACAGAAGCCATGTTGAAAGACGTGATGCAGAAGGCATACACCGAAGGCGGCAACCCATCCGTTCTGATGGTTGGCCCATTCAACAAAACTGTTGTTTCTGGCTTTGCAGGCATCGCGGCGCAGCGCTACCAAGCCCCAACTGATGGCCCAACAACCATCATCGGTGCAGCTGATGTTTATCTGAGCGATTTCGGGGCCTTAACTGTAGTGCCGAACCGCTTTAGCCGGGAAAGAGACGCCTGGTGCCTGGATACTGAGTACGCGTCAATCGCAACTCTGCGTCCAGTCCAGAAAGTGGATCTTGCCCGCACAGGCGACGCAGAAAAATCGATGCTTATTTGTGAGACGGGATTAAAAATTTCGAATGAAAAGGCCCACGGCCTCATCGCTGACTTGAACGTATCGTAAGTATGGTGGGGCGGCTTCGGTCGCCCCATTCACTCTGGAGGTAAAGATGAAAAGACTTTTTAGCCGAGACGAAGCCGCCGGGATCACGCGGTACTGGCACGTCAAACAGAACGGCGAGTACGTTATTGAAACGGTGCAGGACGCCACCAAGATTATCGAAGCAAACAAGCGCTCGTACAACGACGTGTCGGGTAAATTCGGGGAACACGCCAAGGTGGCCTCCATCCCGCTTTCCGTGTATTATGAGCTGAAGAAGCAAGGCATCGCTGACGATCCGAAAGCCCTACGCAAGTGGCTGAACCAGTCGGAAAACCGGGCGTTTCGCACTCGAGAAGGTACACTGTAATGGCGATCACAACGTATGACGAGCTAAAGGCATCTATCGCCAAATGGCTGAACCGCGACGATCTTACGGCGGTTATTCCTGATTTTATTAGTCTGGCGGAATCTGACATCAACCGAAGTGTCCGCCACTGGCGCATGGAAAAGCGTGCGACCGCCACAATTGACTCGCGTTACAGCTCGCTTGTGGGAGACTATTTAGAGGCAATTAGGTTTCACCTTGATGTTGACGAAAGACCTTTGTCCCTAATTTCTTCGTTTGACATGCAGCAGCGCCGTATGAATAGCGGCGACACATCTGGTCGGCCTAACAGCTACTGCATTACGGGTGGCCAAATCGAGGTCTACCCCACCCCAGACGCAGGATACACTGGTGAGCTTTATTATGTTGCTCGAACTGAAGCACTTTCAGACAGCAATTCCTCAAATTGGCTTCTTCAGTATTACCCAGATGCTTACTTGTATGGGGCTTTAACTCAGTCGGCTCCATATCTTTCTGAGGATCAGCGCGCTCAAACTTGGGCTGCATTGTATCAAAACGCAATAAGTGGTATCGATGCGGAAAGTGAGAAGGCTAAGTTTAGCGGCTCAGGTTTGCGCATGCAAATCAAAGCATACTAGGAGTTTACAATGAGTTTCTCAAATACATTCGAAACAACCGTCCTGAAATGGACGCTGACGACTGACGGCGTTACCCGTCCGACAACTTGGTATTTGGGGCTGTTTACATCTGACCCAACTGACGCAGGCACAGGCACAGAGCTATCCGGCAATGGGTACACCCGCAAGGCTGTTACGTTCTCTGTGACAGGCGACACGGCGACCAACACTGCGTCGATTGAGTTTGATGCCGCGACTGCATCTTGGGGGACAGTGACGCACGTTGCTGTATTTGACGCCTCAACATCCGGCAACATGATCGTGCATTCTGCTTTGACAACAGCTAAGGCCGTCTCTGCTGGAGATATTCTTCGGGTGCCAACTGGTGATCTCGACATTACTTTAGATTGAGGTAAAATATGGCCACTCTCGTTACGCGCTCTGGCAAGGGGTCGCCTCTCACTCATAATGAGGTTGATGCAAACTTTATCAACTTGAATACGGACAAGCTGGAATTGTCGGGCGGCACAATGACTGGCGTGTTAACTCTCGACGCTAACCCTACATTGAATCTACACGCGGCCACAAAGCAATATGTGGATACTATTGCGGCGGCGGGCATCCACTATCACGATCCTGTACGTGTTGAGTCCCCAGTAAATCTAAACGCTACATACGACAACGGTGCGTCTGGCGTAGGTGCTACACTTACCAATGCAGGTACTCTAGCGGCTATCACTGTTGATGGTGTTGCACTGAGCCTAAATGATCGTGTGCTTGTGTATGAACAAACAGATGCTACACAGAATGGTGTTTACACTGTCACTACTGTAGGCGATGGCTCAACTGCGTGGGTGCTTACCCGTGCTACAGATGCTGACAGCTATGGTGCATCTGACCCTGATGCACTTGGTGAAGGTGATGCTTTCTTTGTTAAGGAAGGTGACACAGGTGCTGGTGAACTGTATGTGATGAACACAACAGGGTCTATCACCTTTGGTACTACCAACATTACATTTAGTGTTATTGCTGAGACTGCTGTGTACAGTGCTGGTACTGGCCTTACACTAGATGGCACTACGTTTAGTACGGTTCGTGATATTGCAACAAACATTCCTGCATCACTCGGAACCGCAGGACAGATCTTGTCCGTCAATGAAGGTGAGACTGCTGCTGAATGGGCTGACTCTTCTGGTGGTGGCGGTCTTGAGTACCTCACAGGTAGTACAGCTCTAGTTGCTGGAGGGCAGTATCTACTAAATATAGCCTCTAACGTCACTCTTACCTTACCTGCTTCACCTACTACAGGTAGCATTATTCGCATCGTAGCGGCTAATGGTATTGATGATGGCTACACACTCACTGTTGCCCGTAACGGCGCAACTATTAGTTCACTATCTGAAGACCTGTCTGTTGATACTCACGGCTTAGACTTCATTATGTGGTATAATGGAACAACTTGGAGTTTAATATAAAATGGCTAACATTTCACAATTTTTAACAACGTCACAACCAGAGTTCGGCCCCCGTGACATCTTTGGTACTGGCAAAGCAGAAACTATCTTCTCTAGTAAGACCTTCACTGTGCCAGCAGGCATAACATCTCTCCGTGTCACAGTGCATGGTGCTGGGGGCAGCGGAAATTACAATGCCAGCTATTCTACTAATGGATCGGGTTCCGGCGGTGGCGGTGGCGGGTGCGCTATTAAAACTATTTCTACTTCGCCCGGTACAGCTTTCACTGTTACTGTAGGGACATTCTCTGCATCATCATCATCCTTTGGGTCAGAGTGTAGTGCTACTGGGGGTAGTAACGCATCGATTTATTCAGGAGGTGCTGGTGGAACTGGTACAGGAGGAGACATAAACCTAACAGGGGGGTCGGGTGGCAATAGACCCAACTCCGCCACCGCAGGTGGCTCTGGCGGTGGCGCTGGCTATGGTGGAGGTAACGGCGCATCGGGCAGCACTGGCATTGGAGGCGGAGGTGGTGGCGTTGGTGGCAATGCTTCAGGCAGCACTGGCGGCGGTTCGGCTGGGCCTTTAGTTAATTTCCTTGGTTCAATTGAAACATACTCGCTAAACTTCACACCTCTCCACTTTTTAGACTTGTATTACCTTACTGGTGGTTCCACCCCATATAATGTTTATGGGTCTGCGGAACTTAACGCAGCTGGCCCCGGTAGCGGCGGTGGAGGGGGATCATCTGCAAGCTATACCGATGATCTAAACAGAATACAGGGTTCTGCCGGTGGCTTTCTAGGTGGGGGTGGCGGCGCACCAGCTCAAGACGCCGGAAACCGCACCAATATTTTATCTAGAGCGGGTAACGGCGGCATGGGCGGCGGCGGTGGCGGTTCCGCCTTATATCATGGCTCTGGCGGCGCAGGTTTCGTCATCGTAGAATGGTAATGGAGAGTTATAATTAAAATGAAGTATGTACGCATAATTGAAACTGTAGCACAAGAAGTTATCACAACTGACCCCGCTACAATTTTCCACCCCGGTGTAGCTGCTATGTTTACGGAGTACGAAGACTCTGTAGATGTAGGAGTGGGCTATACCCTTGAAGACGGTACATGGACAGCGCCTTCAGAGCCTGACCCAGAACCAGAAGTTCAACCTTAAAGTGAGGATCGTATGATGACTATGACTACAGCAAAGAAAGTGCTGATGGCATTGCCCTTAGTTCTTACTGTAGCTGCTTGTTCAAGTAAGAACGATGTAGTTATGAACTACGACTATCAAGTCGCTGTAGCTGAAACTGAGAAAGCCCGAATGGAAGCTATCAAAGAGATTGCCCGTCAGGGTGATACTGGAGCGGTAGCTGCTGCAATGATGATGCAGGGCCAAGGCAGTTCCGCACACGCTGCGCCAAACTCAGGCAAGGATAGTGCATTGGCTTGGGCGGGAATACTTGTGCCAAGCATTGTGCAAGCGACAGGCATTGCTGTAAATGCTGACGTGGCTAGAGTGCAATCAAACAACAACACAACGATTGCCACAACCAACAGCAACAACGGCAAGGACATTGCAGTCAACACCAACGAAACAATGGCGACGATTGCTGAGGCAACCATCGTCAACCCGCAAGTTGTCACCAGCACCAGCACGGTCAACACGATCACTTGCGTGACCGACGCAAGCTACACCTGCGAGTAAGTAATGTCGTATTATGTCCTTCCCGATTACTGGGTTTCTGGTTACGCGGAAGGCGATGCCGTTGAGATTGCTGCGACAATAACGCCTACCCTTACGTTTGCAACTGTGGATGTGAACAGCGTTGCTAGTATATCGTCTATCGCTTCACAGGCGGTGACGTTCACGCTCGACGTTGATAAAATTTCTGGTATTGCGTCGATTGTGGTTGCGTCGGCTGATATGGCGTCTCAGGCGTTTTACATCAAAGAGGCGTCAGCAAGCGTTGACGCAAGTATTGAGGCAGCGTCCAGTGCAGTTGCAATACTTACTGGGCAATCGCAAGTTGATGCGTCAACCACATTCGCTGCGAACGTGAATAGAATTTTGTACAATAGTGCAAACATTGAAAATTCATGTATAATGACGGGAAATGTTCGGTACTACTGGACTACAGAAACAGATACAGACGAGACATGGACAGTCCAAAGCGATACAGATGAAATATGGACAGTTCAGAGCGATACTGCGGAAACGTGGGAAAGGGTTAATTAATGGCTGACAGTACAACAACAAATTTTGGCTTCATTAAGCCGGAAGTCGGATCTTCAAATGATACTTGGGGAACCAAGCTGAATGAAAACTGGGATGACATCGATGGCTATCTGAACGACAAGGCACCGAAGGCCGATCCGGTTTTTACCGGCAATTCTACGTTTGCCTCTGACGTTGCTATAACTGGTGACGCAACGGTTGGTGGATCGTTGAAGTCGCAGACATATGAGGACACATTTGTGTCTGGTGTGGGCAGCACGATTGACCTGTCAACCGGCACCGTTTTCTCGCACACGCTGTCTGCTAACGCTACGTTTACGTTTTCAAATGCCCCAGCAAGCGGCACGGCATTTGCGTTTGTATTGAAATTGACGCAGGGCGCGGGGCCATACACCGTGACATGGACGAACGTCCTGTGGAATAACGGCCTCACGCCAGCCGTGTCAGATGGCAGTGGCGAGATTGATGTTTACGTTTTCTTGACGCATGACGGCGGGACAACGTGGTATGGATTTGTTGCTGGACAGGATATGTCATGAGTTTGGCAAGTAAATTACTTGTATCTAGCGGGTCGCCAACTGGCGAACAGGTATTCACGTCGTCTGGGACGTGGACTGCCCCGAAGGGTGTTTACCTTGTGTCTGTAGTCGCCATTGGTCAAGGCGGTAATGGCGCTAGGGAAACTGGCACTGACAGTTTTGGAAACCCATATGATAGGAGTTATGGCGGTGGCGGCGGCGGTCTTGGCTGGAGGAATAATATCCAAGTAGCACCAGAACAGTCATATATTGTTAGAGTATTATCAACGGGCAGCTATTTCATTTCCATAAATACTGTGTGGGGCGAGTCTGGTAAGACTAATGATTCCAGTGTCCCGATTAGCAATGTTGGAGGTATATATATCGGAGACGGAGGGGGCAATGGGGGACATGGCCGCAGCGCGAATAAATTAACCAACCCTGAATATACAATCGGCGGCGGCGGCGACGCTGGTAATTACAATTCAGACGGCGGGATTTCAAATTCAGTTTACGGCGTAGCAGACCCTTACACCACTGTTCCGCTTGGCGAAGGGTCTGGCATATCTGGCAATGATATTGGCAATTATGGCTACGGCGGAACGGAATATTTATCTGGCGGCGGAGGCGTAGTTCAAATCCGCTGGGGTGTTAATAAGGACTTTTCCTGATGTACATTGACGATAAAAGCCATGAATGTTCCCCAAGCTGGGCAAATATACTGCGCAAGCGGTATCCAAGCACCAGCTTCCCAAGCAAGATGAGTGATGAAAGCCTAGCCAACATGGGCATTCACGCGATAAAGCCCGCGCTACGCAAGGTTGGCGTTGAATACATTAAGTGCGATCCTCAGTTAATCGATGGCGTTTGGACTGAAATTCTGGAGGCAAAATAATGCCCTTAATCCCATTGCAGATCCCCGCAGGACAATTCCGAAACGGGACAGACTTACAGGCCGCAGGACGCTGGACTGACGGTTCCCTTGTGCGGTGGCATGAGGGGGCGATGATGCCTGTAGGTGGATGGCGTCAACGAGGTGACGTTTCCATTGGCGGTGTTGTTCGCGGCATGATTGCTTGGAGGGACAATGACCAAAACCGCTTTATGGCGTTTGGAACCCATGACAGCCTTTTTATTATGGAGGAAGACAACGACGTATATGACGTAACCCCAACGGGTTTTACGTCTGGTCGGGTCAGCGCATCCGTAAACTCAGGATATGGAGGCGGCTTATATAGCAACGAGGATTATGGTATTCCAAGGCAAGACAGCTTCACTTTGCTGGAGCCTACAACTTGGAAGCTAGACACTTGGGGCGAGTATTTGGTTGGATGTTCTACAGATGACGGAAAGCTGTACGAGTGGCAAATTGATACGGCAACACCGGCGGCGGCAATTGCGAACGCCCCTACTGCCAACACCTCACTAATCGTAACTGAAGAGCGTTTTATCTTTGCATTAGGTGCTGGTGGAGACCCTAGAAAAGTTCAGTGGTGTGACAGGGAAAACAATACAGATTGGACACCGGCGGCAACAAACGAGGCTGGTGATATTTTGCTGCAAACCAGCGGCGAAATTATGGCTGGTGCGAGAACGCGCGGCGAGACAATTATTTTGACAACTAACGACTGCCATGTTGCCCGTTACCAAGGTCCACCATATGTTTTCGGGTTTGAGCGCGTCGGAACATCTTGCGGGCTTATTGGCCCCAATGCTGTTGCCTCAGTTGATGCCGGCGTTGTGTGGATGGGCGGATCAGGGTTTCACATTTATAGCGGTGGTGCTGTGCAGGACTTGTCTTGCGACGTTTCTGATTACGTTTTCTCAAGTATGAACAGAGACCAGTTAGCCAAAGTTTATGCTGTAGTAAATTCTAAATGGCGAGAAATATGGTGGTTCTACCCTTCAGGTGATGGAACGGAATGTGACCGATATGTTGCGTTTGACTATGCTGAAAACATATGGATGACAGGAAACTTAGAGCGCACTGCGGGCGTTGACGCTGGGACATTCCGCCAGCCAATTTGGATAGAGCCTGATGGAACCTTGTATGAGCATGAAATTGGCAATCAGTACGGCTCTGAAAGCGTTTTTGCTGAGACAGGCCCGATTAGTATAGGTGCTGGCGATAACGTGATGCGCGTTACTGGCTTAATACCTGATGAAAAAACTCAAGGCGAGGTCACTGCAACATTTAAAACTCGCTTGTATCCCAACGCAGATGAAGCATCTCACGGGCCGTTTAATATGGCTAATCCTACGTCTGTTAGATTTACAGGCCGTCAAGTTAGAATGCGCGTAGATGGAAATAGCAACACGGATTGGCGAGTTGGTGTCATGCGGATCGACGCAAGTCAGGGCGGGAAGAGATGAGCGCACCAAATACAGCTCCCCCAGTTACAGAAAATCTCAAGCAGTGGGCTGAAAGGTTTTCTCGCTATGTGACAAAAAACTTATCAAAACTGACGTTTAAGACTGCTGACGCAAGCCCAGCTGAAAACGGCGTGATCCTTTGGGATGAGGCAAACGGATACCCGGTGGTCTCAAAGAACGGTGAGTTCCGTCAAATCGTGCTGGAGGATGGCCAGTATGCTGGCGGCATTACAACAGATCAGACCGCTGCATCTATAAACACCGCCTACGCCTTGACGTACACATCAAGCTCCGCCGAGGGTATTACAAACGGCACACCAGCCTCTCGCATAGTCTTTGAAGAGGCTGGCGAGTATATGATTAGTTTTTCGGCACAAATTTCATCTACGTCCAGCTCAACTGTAAACTTCTGGTTTTGGCCACGCGTCAACGGCGTTGACGTTACTGGGTCAACGATGAAGAACGCACTGCACCAGAACGGCGCAACGCTTGTTGTGTCTCGGTCTGTTATCTTTAACTTCGCCGCCGGAGATTACTTGGAAGCCATGTGGGCTGTTGACAGCACCAGCGGATTTCTTGATGCAACTGCGGCAACGGCGTTTGCACCCGCAGCACCAGCGTCCACAATTTCGATAACGAGGCTGCACGGATGACCAACGAAAACGTCATAAAGGTCAGCTTCGAGCCGCAGCAAGATCCCAAAGTGGAAATGTTTGCCGTGCTGCCCGAGAACCTGCCGGCGGTGATCGACGACGCGCGGCGCTTCATAGCGATGTCTACTGCGCGCCAGGACAATGTAGACGCCGATCACATCATCCAAGACCTATGCGACGGCATGTCATTGCTGTGGATGGTTTACGTTGACGGGGTGCCAATGGCGTCCGTCGTGACCTGCATTTTGCACCACCCGCTGCGCCGCAACCTCAAGATCGAGTGGATGGGCGGAGAGGACATGCACCTTTGGGCCGGAGAGGCGTTGGCCACTTTGACAAAAATAGCGAAAGAAGCTAAAATGGACGCGATTGAGACTGACGGTCGCAAGGGGTTTGCGAAATACGCAGAGGCGGCTTCATTCCGCGAAACGCGCAGACATTATGAGATGGAGCTGAGCCAATGAGTTCGACCAAGACACAAGAAAGCAAGCTGCCGCAGTGGCAGGAAGACTTCGTCCGCGAGCAGATCATGCCGCGCGGCATTGAGATCGCCGACACGGAATACACTCCATACACTGGCGAGACGATTGCCGGCATGACGCCGACCCAGCAGCAGGCGCTTTCCGGCTTCGGCGGGCTCGACATGGGCGGTGCGGCATATGATCAGGCGATAGCTGCACAGCGCGGCCTGGCTGGCTTCGCCCCTACCGGAATGGGCGCCGTTGGCGCCGTCAGTTCAGCGCGAGCCCCAGGGCAGATTGACGTCAACCAGCTGGCGTCAACTGACCTTGGTGCGTACATATCGCCATACACCCAAAACGTAATTGATCTAGGTCAACAGGACATCGAGCGTCAGCGTCAGATGGCGTCCAACACGCTCGGCGCGCAGGCGGAGGCCGCCGACGCATTTGGCGGATCGCGTCAGGCTGTGCAGGAGGGCGTAATCGCCGGCGAGGCTCTACGCCAGGCGGGCGCCTTGTCCGCCCAGCAGCGGGAGCAGGCGTTTACGCAGGCGCTTCAGTCTGGCCAGTTTGACATTAGCAACGTGCAGCAGGCGCGCACATTGAGGTCGGACCAACAGATGCGGGCCGCGGAACTTGCCCAGCAGGCGCGAGAAGCTGCGGCGGCACGCGCCCAGGCGGCGGCAGGAGCCAACTTCCAAGGCCAGTTCCAAGCTGCCGGCATCCAAAGCGGAGCCGCCAACGCAATGGCCGGACTGGCGGGGCAGCAACTGCAATCGCGGCTCACCGGCCTCGGCGCGCAAATGTCTGCCGGAGAGCAGCAGCGCGCCCTGGAGCAGGCTCAGTTGGAAGCTGATTACGCAATGTTCCAGGGGCAGCAGGCGTATCCGCTCACGCAGCTTAACGCGCTCCTAGCGGCGGGTTCCGGCATTCCGACGGGACTTGGCACAACGACGACGCGCGATCCGTTTGGCGGGTTGAAGGCGGTTGGGCAGGTGCTCTCTGGCGTCGGGGACGTAGGCACTGGATTTGGATACGGGAGGTAGACATGGAACCTTATTTATTAACGCAAGAAGACATCGACAAACTGCTCGCCGCCGGCGGATCTGACGCCATGCCGGGTGAGGCGGCAACGCCTCAAGACTTGCAGCTTCTAGGTATTACGCCGCAGCCAATGCCGGAAGTAACAGACGACAGGAGCCCCGGCGGCAACCTTGCGGTCGAGACTGTGCCAGCTCCGCCTGCCGTTACACCTGTCACTGCGCCTGCAAACGACAACATGGCGCTGCTCCAACAAATGTTGGACGCGCAAAAGCCGGCGCAGCCTTCTTCATACGAAAGTATGTCAAAGGACCAGCGCCGCATGTTAGCCTTTGCCGGGCTTTCCGACGCGGGCAGAGCCTTGCAGGGGCTGCAAGGCGGAAAGGTGGAAGCATTGCTCGGCCGCTTCAACGAGCAGGCCGACATACAGCGCAAGGCTACGGCGGCGCAGGCTCAGCGGCAGATGCTGCAAGGGCTTATTGGCACTAGCGGGGCGGGTCAAGATCCGCAGGCTCGCATCCAGCAGCTTCTCAACCTGGCGATGGTGAACCCGAGCATGGCGCCGGCAATCGCGTTGCAGGTTAAACAGATACAGGATCAGATCAAAGCGTCCACAGGTGATGTGAGCGGCTCTTCTCAAGCAGCCACTCAGCTTGAAGACGTTAATGCTTTAATCAATATGATTGACGAAGATCCAAGTCTAACCACAGGCATAATGGGTTCACTCCTTAGTTACATCCCCGGCACTGGCGCGAATATTGCTGAAGGCTTGGCCACTACCTTGAGGTCCAATCTTGCGCTTCAAGCGCTGAAAGACCTGAAGGCAACAGGCGCGACAATGGGTGCACTTAATGCAACAGAATTTACCGCGCTGGAAACTGAATTAACCCAGCTTGATCTGTCTAAGGGGCCGCAGACATCCAAAAGAGCCTTGAAGCGTATTCAGACAAAGTATCAAAACCTGGTCGCTGATGCGTTTAGAGACGCCGAAGAACAGGTGGCCGCCGGAAATCCTATGGGGCAAAGAACGCTTGATGGGTTAAATCGGATATTTGGGGGCAAGCCAGCGTGGACCGAAAACGCGGGTCCAGTGGTCCCGTCAGACGGCACCTCAGATCCATTGAACATTTTATAATAGGGTAAAAGCATGGCCTCCATACAAGAAATCCGCAGTAAATACCCTCAGTACAATGAAATGAGCGACGAGGATCTTGCGCTGGCGCTCCACGGCAAGTTTTACTCTGACATGGACTTCGGCGAGTTTTCAGAAAGGATCGGGCTTGCTCCCGCTCAAGAGGCTCCGACGATCCCCGAAGGCTCCACGCTGCTGAAGCAATACCCCGACGGCGGCTACATCACGCAGAACCGCAAGACGCGGCAGATGAATTATGTGAACCCTAACGACGCATATGTGACCGCCGACCAGGGCACAATCACCAGTATCATGCGTGAAGGCGGAGACGCTGCAAAAGTTGTCAAAGGCGAAATGTCTCGCGATGTCGTTGGCGAAGGCTTCACGTCGCTGGCCAGCGGGTTTGGTAAGGGTGTTCCATTTGCTCGCGGTTATGTTGAGCCAGCGATGGCCGCAGTGAACCCAAACATTAGCGAGGAGACTATCCGCGCAGCCATAGGGTCGCAGGAAGCAGAGTATCCGGCTTTGACGGGCGCCGCCCGTCTAGCCACCGGCGCGGCCACCGGCGTGGCGTCTGGAGCTGACCGCTTGATAAACGCACCAACGCGCATTGGACGTGCCGCACAGGCCATGGGCTTCGGCACTGGCATAGGCGTCGCTGAAGGCGGGATTGCAGGTTACGGAGAAGGCGGCGCAGAAGAGGCGGCGCGGCAAGCGCAAGTCGGCGGCATGTTTGGTTTGTTCGCGGGGGCAGTCGCGCCTGCTATCGGGTCAATCGCCGGCGGCGTGAGCCGCTTTAAGGCTGAAATGCCGTTCCGCTCGGACATTAATAAGATCGGCGCCAAGGGCGACGCTAAGCGACTGATAAAAGA